CACAGCATCGCCCAGCTGCTCGCGGTTGACTTGCCGACGCCGTGGCCAGACCTGACTGATATGCGCCTATCACCCCGTGCGATGGCGTTCAAAAAATCAATCTGCCACACGTCCGGGTCCACGCCTAACACCTCCTGGACAAACAGCGCAGGCTTGTCCCTGTAGCGCTCAACCCACTGCTGGAACACCTCCCGCGCCTGGGTGGTCTGGCTCATAGTTTGCCCCATAATTTTTGTGCGGTTTTGACGCTTGAGTCAATTTTCTCGACCCTGCCGTCTGGATACTTGAGGTAGTTGCCGACGCGCGATGGCAGCGGTAGTGCGTCCTCAGCGCCGAGTCTGACGGCTGTCTTGGTCTGGCCCATGTCCAGGGTTGAGTGGAAGTCGCCGTTGTAGCGTGATGATGGGATGTTGCCGTGTGTTGTCATTTTCTTTTTGCCTTGCTGTTGTCTTTGATGTGCAGGAGGAACGATTTTTTTAACTCGTCCGCCATGTTGTCCGCTCTAGTCCTGCCGCCAGCAGCGCTGGCAGATGAACGCTTGAAGGCTGGGTCGTTGGCTAAAAAAACTTTGGGTATTACAAACCCGTTGGGGGCTGGCTCTTTCATGTTGCAAGCCACAGGTTGAGGGTGATTAGCCCGTATGTGATAAGTCCGGTTGCAAACAAAACTACAGCCGCAACCGCCAAATCCACCAGCCCAGTACGCCAGCGCTGCGGCTTTTGATACTCGTAGTCAATGTATGGCTCCGCGTCAGCCGGAACTTGGCTTGCTCTAACTCGGCGTTGTAGCCATGCGTTAGTTCGTCTGATTTCTTTTTCTGCGCTCATTTCTTTCTCCTCGGATATTTATAAAAAACATGAAACCCAATTACTTCAGTCATCTTTAATCTACTTGCCCACTGGGGGTAGACAGCTAGTGTGTGATAGTGCGTTGACCTTCGCGTGTTGTCCTTCAATCGCCCCGCCATTGCCTTGGCCACTACTCGCTGCACCTTCTGTGTGTACGCCACCAGCTTTGGGTTTCTAGCTCTGTAATCGTTGGCCCAGCTAAACTGCTTGCGTTGATACACAACTTTGCAGATAGAATTCGGCCAGCGCTTGCTAGCGACTCGGTTTAAGACCACTGATGCTACTGCTCTGATGCCAGCCAGACTCTCTCCTCTTGCCTCGTAGTGCAAATTATCAGCCAGACACTTGGCCTGTGGCGAGTACGGCACGGCCAATGCCGATGCCGGTAGCATCAACACGGCCAGTAGTAGCTTAAGCACTGCCTCTTGCGCGCACGCCGTCGGCGCACCAGTTGGCGGCAACCATTTCAGGAGCTTCTTCTTTGGTTAGCCCAACCCATTTAGACCGGTTAAAAGCATCCTCTGCTCTTTTAATTAACTCTACTTGATCAATATTCCCATCATCCTGAAACTCATCTTGCTCATCGGCAGACATCTGAGCAAAGGTCTGGAAGTGGTTCTCACCGCAGCAGTGGAACCGTACCTTCTCTTGTCCGCAGTAGCAACAGTACTGCGTACCGTCTGTCATCATTTCTTCTCGGGTCATGTGTTTATCTCCTTAGCCACAATAGGTGTGGCGCGTTTGTGTTTAATGGTCTCGTGAATATGGTGTAGGGCCTTCTCCATGTCCTTCACCGTTATCACCTCCAGCTGCGCGTCGTGCAACTCCATTGCCTCGTTCAGCGCGGCCATCTCCTCGGACTTCATGATGAACTTCCCAGTGTCCGCGCCACGCGCACCAAGTGACTTAAGCGCCTGCATACCCGCCTTGACCAGCGAACCGTAGTCCTCACCAAAGCCCATCTGGTAAAGCACCTCAGTCATGTTCAGCGCGGCTATCAGCACGTCGATGGTCTTGCGGTCGGCCTTACCCTGCGTCGTTGTGGCCAAGGCTGCATGGTTCTTGAGCTTCAGGTCAACCAAGATTGAGCCGTGCGCCGCCACCGGAGTCAGACTCTCAATGACATATCCCATGGGATTAAGATACACTGCCTTCGGCCTGTAGCTGCTGCGCTTACGCATTGTCGGCAATGGCTCGGCGCACAGACTCGTGCGACACCACCACCCCGTGCTTTGCCTTCACCTGCGCGCTGATGCCACGCAGGCTCATCTTTTCGCCGTGCCAAACAATAACATCCAACAATGCCGCCTGCTGGACGTCATCCTTCACCAGCTCAGCCTTGTGGCCCTTGCCCTCAACCCTATAACCAAACGGTGCCGACCCACCGATGTGCCCACCTCTGGCCTTTTTTGCGGCTTGGCCGTCTTTTTGCCTAGACTTAATCACACGCCGCTCGTGGCCAGCGAACACCGCCATCACCTCCAAGATCAGCCTGGCCATGATGTTGGTGTCGTCTGTGACGTCGCCGTGGCCATTGATAATCAACCGCACGCCCTGGCCCTTCAACACCTTAATCGTGTTGAGCGCATCAGCTGCGTCGCGGCTAAACCGGTCCAGCTTGGCCACGATGACCACGTCGCCAGCCTTTAGCGTCACGTTGTGCGCTGTCATGCGGTCAAAGAAGCTGGTGGCGCCAGACACCCCTTTGTCTTCTATGTACGTCTCAATGTACAGCCCACCCGTCATGGCCAGCCCCTTGCACTCGCGCTTCTGGTTGCTCAGGCTGGTGCCATCCACCTGCTCCAGCGTGCTCACCCTCATGTATGCGTATGTTGTCATTAGTTGTGTCCAGTTGTTGAAGACTTAAATGTATATGAGGTTGACGGGTCTGACAAGTCTTTTTTGCATATTTTGTAAAAAAAAATTTTTAGGTGTGTTGGCCTACGTAAACGCTGCCCCGCCGCCGCGATGCGACGGGGGGTGGTGGGCTGGCCGGCTGGCTGGCCGGCTGGTTGGGAAGGGTTAACCCTCTCAGTTTTTACCCTTTGTTGCTACTCATCGTCAAGCCTGTGTACGGGCTTGACATCCTCGACCATGATGACGCGCTTGCGCAGTGCGTCCAAGGCGATGTCCCCCATGTTGATGTTGATCTCCGCCGCCTTGTCGCCGTAGGCGTCAGGGTTGAGCTTGGCGGCCATGCGCCACCTGTTGTCGCTGCGCAGCTTGGCCACCTGCACCGTGTCGCGGTCGGCCTGGTCTGCGATGCTGATCGTCTGCTCGGCCAGCGTGTGTGCCCCAGATTCACGCGCCCGCGTATATAGCACGGTGCGTGTCTCACCCCCTCTTGACACCCAGCGATGGAACGCCGAAGTACTGACGCCTAGCCCGTCACAGATAGACATAACAAGCACACCTGAGCCGAGCTGGTCCCACACCCAAGCCTCTCCCCCGTGCTGGTGTATGAGCTTGCTGCACCTGCTTGTCTCAGCCTTCTCGTCCCAGTGCCTCATTAGCCCTGCGGCCTTCCTGTCTGCATCCTCGCCAAGCGTTGCCGGTGCATTCATCGGCAGCTCTGGCGTTACCTCATCCCATCCATCCTTCATGACTTCACCCCTTGTAAATATTTATCTATCAACGCCCACGCGTCGCCGCCTGACCGAGCCACCAGGCATAGGTACCCCTCAGCGTTTAGCCTGCGTGCAATGTCCTTCTGCGCAACGGCCACGGTCCCTACGTCCGTCTTCATCTCAACAAAAAGCCCATGAAAACCATTAGACGCCCTCAGGACGCATAAATCAGGCATACCCTTGAGTACCCCCTCGGCGTGCAACGAAACCCGCTCCTGAGCCGTCCTAGAGCCTCCGTTCGGTATAGCCGCCACCACCACCTCCGGATAAAACGCCCGCACCTTGGCCACCACCTTTGCCTGCTCGGTGTGCTCCTTGCGCCGTGACCTTACTCCCACCATTGTGTTGCCTCCTTGTTTATGACACCTGCATCAATTTTACTGATGTAGCTTGGGCAGCGGTGCATCAGCCCAGCCGGCATGGCCAGCAGCCCGTCCACGTCGCAGTGCCTGCGCTTAAACCTCACCCTCGCCCAGTCGTTGTGGACCACCGCCGTTTCAAACATCCACCTGTTCGCCGGATGGTTCACCTTCCTCAACTTCTCCATCTCTCCGGCCGGCATCGAGACGCTGTCCTGCACCACATCCATATGTCCACACGACTCGCACAAAACCCTGTCCTCCACCCATTCCCCAACCTCCACCACCCCACTACCCAGCCTGTGGATAACTTTTTCCATCTCTCCCCCCTTGATAGTGCAAAGTTGATTGGACGTCCGTAAGCCATACGTCCACATGTCCGATCAACTTTTGATACCCACAAACAACCATGCTTGCCTGTGGATAACCTGTGGACAAGTCCACAGGGTTATCCCCATTCGGGCATCTGCGTCGATTGGACCGTCCTATCGCCGTCCTATCGACGTCCATATGTCCGATCAACTTTTCAGGCCGCACATTCATGACAACCTGACCCACTCATTCATACTCGAAGTTGGTGCAAACCTGTGGAACACAGCCTCGATGACCGCCTTCCTCACGTCCCCCCTGGACGACCCAGGCACAGCCGCCAGCACGTCGGCCATGTCCAACCTCGCGCAGCCAGACATATCAGACGGCGGGTTCCTGGACGGGTTCTTGCCCCTGCGCATCACCAGCCCGTTTGGGCTGTGGTTAATCACAGACTGTACATAAATACACGCCTCGTCCGCTCTGTCCATTGACCGCTGACCCTGGCGCTCAGACGACGCCTCCGCCGCCTTGCGCTCGCGCTGCTCGGCCGATGAGATAAGTGGCGTCATGACGCGGCACACCGTCTCTATGAAATCCCCCTCCGGCGACGTGGCCAGCGCGGTGAAGGTCTCGGTCGTGAACTCAATCTCGTCAAAGTCAGGCTCGTACCGGCGCTTGATGAGCCGCATGTATCTGGAGCCATCCTCGTCCGCGAATATGACGGCGGTACCGGTCGCGTCGCCGGTGAAGGCTGATGCACCCCTGGCCATGGCGTCGCTGTCGGTGCGAGATATCTGCTTGTTCATGTGGGACACGATGGCGATGGGCGTGTCCAAGATGGTGTAGATGGTCTGCTTCAGGCCGGACATGTAGGCGCCGACCTCACTGTTGTCGTTCTCGTTCTCTAGGGCCAAGGTCGCGTTGGCCGTGTCCAGTATCAGGAACGGCCTGGTGCCGTCTATGGTGTGCTTGATGACGTTCTGCTCCAGCAGCAATATCTCCGGCAGCGTTGAGCGCTTGGCGCGGATTATGACGACGCTGTTGATGATTAGTTGTGGGTCTATCTTGAAGTGCCTTGAGTAGCCGTACAGCCCCCTGATGAGCTGGTCCGCGTCCTCTGTGACGATGACAATCTTCCTTGGCTTGGATGCGTGTATAGCTTGGTCGGTTAGGCAGTTGGTGATGGTCATCATCAGCGACATCAGCACCGTGGTCTTACCAACGCCGGGTTGCCCGGCAATCACCCACAGCCCGTGGGCCAGGAACCCGTCAATGATGTAGCGCACAGAAGGTAGGTGGTCTAGGCTGTAGTCCATCTCCTGCCAGCCGGTTGTTGGCTCTGGCTGTGTAGTTAGCTGTGTGTCAGGCTGCTGCGTGGCCTGCTGTCGCTGCATAAAGTCCTGCACCGCCGTGCGCTGCTCAGACTGCGTGGTCGGCTGTGTGTAGCCGTGCTGCTTGGCGATGTGAAATAAAGTGCCGAGGCCAACGCCCTTTGATGCGTTAAAGCTCTTCCAGTGGCTGTCAAGGCCCTTGACTCCTTGGTACTTCTCACCCTGCTGCGACCATCTGGACCATACGTCGTGGCCTTGGTCACCGAACCCGTCGTGCAGCGCCTGGCCGAGCTGTATCCACTCGGCGTAATCCACGTCCGGCGAGATGTGGTGCAAGGCGTCTGCAGCCTTTTGCAGGTCGTCCGGCTGTGCCGTGTAGTTGACCAGAAGTAAGGGCTGGGGTTTTTTCTGCTCAGGCTCTACCTGTATGCCCAGCTCCTGAATAAGGGCCGCAACGTCAACGTCTTGGTTGTTGATGGCGTCTTTTGTCAGCATGTCGCCGGTCAGCATCAACGACTTCTTTGGGCTGTTTGGCTGGCCAAAGACCTCGATCTCTTGGTGGTCCTGCAGCTTGTACTTGGGAAGTATGTCGGTGGATGGCTTGGCCAAGAACAGAACGTGTCGCCCCTTCTTGCTGTGGCTGCGCTCAGCCATGTGGCCGTGGTCCTTGGCCCACTTGGCTAGGCGCTGTATGCGCATGTCGGTGGTGGACGTGCTGCGCTTGAGGTCCACGTCAAGCACGGTCAGGACTGCCGAGTCAAACATGTCTGTAAGAGGCTCGTGCATGTACAGGCCCCAGTAGTTGTTGTCCGCCAATCTGTCGTGCGCCCTGACCTCGTCCGGCGTGTACAAGTCGGCCTTGTTTGTCTCCATCGAGACACCTGGCCCAGCCTTAGAGCGCGGCAGCTTGCGGCCGTCGTCTGTCGCGGTGAACAGGCAAAAATATGCATTCGGGCACATATCTGCAATCGCTAATGCCACCCTCTTGCTGCCATCTACTGATAAAATTGTTTCTGAACTTCGGTTCATTGCGTGTTCTCCTTTATGGTTATGCCCAGTGGCTTCCACCACTGGGCATTTTTTTTATGTTTTGGCGCGCACCAGGCTTGATACGGATTGCTTCTCGCCGATCATGCCATCCGGTAGCTGGATGCCCAACTTTAAAATGGCAGCAGGTGACTTTAACTTCCAAGCGGTAGGGTCATCCTTCAAGACCTCCTCGACCATGGCTAGGGCACTCCAGAACTTCGTGCGGCTCCCATCACGCATGGCCCACCCTTGGATTGGTGAAGTGTCCATCTGGCGTTTTGCAGCCTCTATAACGGCCTCAGACCACGTCGCGACCACGTGTGCAAGCTCAAGCGTCTCTGGTGTGACCAATGTGTCGCAGTCTATGTTGTCCTGCTTCTCCTCAAAGTCCAGCCTGGCGGCCTCGGTTGCCTTCGCCCTAAGAGCTGGGCAGATGGTCTTGGCCCGGCAGTACTTACACTGCTTCTCACCTGGGTTGGTTGGGCCGTTGTCTGACAGAGCTAGGTCGGCTGACGCTGTGATCTGCTCGCCGTGTTGGATTAGCCGCTGGCCGGTTGTTGCCCACAGTGAGCTGCCGGTCCTGGGCTGGAAGATGTGCAGCACCACCTCGATTGTGTCTGGTGCATTGAGCTGGCGCATAGCACCCAGCGCGTAGGTCATGAGCTGCAGGTTTTCTTCCGCATCGACCGGCACGCGTCCGGTCTTTAGGTCCACGACGTGCAACGTGTTGCCGTCTACTATGACCGCGTCTGCGGTACCGCCAAGCGCTCTGTGCAGGGACTTGAGGCCCTTGTCAACGTTGACCTCGATTAGCTTCTTACGCGGGTTCTCGGCGATGGCGTCGATGTACTTGATGTACGCCTCGGCCATGTCCATCTGGTCCTGGTCGTACTTGGCGTAGTCGACGACGTCGCCGCGCATCATGTGCTCTGCCAGCTCGTGGACGTCGGTGCCGTACTGCGCCGCTGGTCCGGCTGGCTCGTACGGCATCTTGGCCTCCAGGCGCACTGAGCCTGGGCATGGCATGAACCGGTCGGCGCGTGAGGCTGACAGCCTGGCGTGTTTGCGTGTGGTGTGTTCGGTGGTCATAGTGCCTCCATGTAATTGACTTCTATCTCGCCCTTCATCATCTTTGTCGTAAAGATATTTCTAAACCCTGGATACGCCACCCTCCAAAGGCGGGCATAAAAAGCGATGTGGTTGTTGCTAATCTTGAAGTCGTGGCCGGTGGTGGTAATTGACACCTCCCACCTGATGCGGTTAACGATCAGCCAATGGCTAATGTGCTTCCTCCCAGAATGGGCTGCTTCAAGAGAAAATTGCTTGAAGTATCCCCAAACCCTTGGGTTTTCCCGGTGCCAATCCAGCCATATTTCGTACTTGCGTAAAAAATCTACTTCACTGGTGGTCATTGGTTCACCTCAATAAGTTTGGTTAAGTAGTGCTGCGCCTTCTTCAAGTCCTCCAGACCGCCCTTGTCCTTCCAGCGGCTCACGTACTTGACGACGTTGCCTTCTAGGTAGCCCAGCTGGTTAGATGCGATGTAGTCCCACGGCTGTATAGCCTTGGACTTGTAGTGACTGCCGCCGACCTGCTGGGCATTAGCCAGAGCCGTAAACGCCTCCTCCTCCTCCTCGGTGGCCACCATGTCGATGGCCATCTTTGGGATGACGTGGATCGTGACCACGTCCCTCGTTTTTAGGTTGGCGGTTTGACGCGTCTTGGCGCGCACGTTTGCGACAAACGACGACGTGGTGCCGAGGTCTTTGGCAATGTGTCGGTTTGGCAGCTTCGGGTTGCTGACTATGGCGGCTCTAATCTTGCCGCTCAGGCTGGTCGGGTCTTTCTTGCGGGTCATGGTTCTTTCTCCTTCGGTTTAAATGATCTGGTCTATAACTTGCAGCTTGCGCAGCACCTTGGCCAACACGTTGTGGTCAAGTGATGCGCGGATCGTGAGCATATAGACCATGGGCCGGAATGACCCCTTGCTCACGTTTTCGATACGACTTGACGCCTGCTCTAATGCAGACGTCTGCCAGGTGGCCTCCACAAACACCACGGTGTCTGCGGCTGACAGGTCAACGCCCTCAGACATACTGGCGATATTCCCGACGATGACCTTGGACCGGTTGGCCTGAAAGTCTGCGATGTACTCGTCGCGTTTTTTCCTCGGCGTGTCGCCGGTGATTGACACCGGCTTGTGGGCCTTCAGCCCCTCCACTAGTCCGGCCACCACGTCCTTGTGGTGCGCGAACACGACGACCTGGTCTTGCGACTCCAGCAGGTTGTTGATGAACTCTACGGACGGCTTGATCTTGCGCATACCGGCCTCTTTCATAACTTCAGACAGACCTTCAATGGCCATCAGCGCGCTTGGGTTTTCGACCAGCGCGTCTACGTCAAAGTCACGCTCACGCTTGTCGATTGGCAGGTCAAAGGTGATGAGCGACACTTGCGGGTTTTGGTAGTCCGTGAACACGTTTTCTTTCTTGCGCCGCAGGACGTGTGGGATCATGAGTGCCTTCAGCTCTGGCAGGTTTGATGCGCCGGACACGTCCAAACCCCATGGCGCTGTCCACATGCGTGCGTAGCGAGCGGCAAACTCGTAGTAGCCGTTGCGGTATATACCCAGTGCGTGAAGCATTGGCCACAGCTCGATGGGGCGGTTAGGTATCGGCGTGCCAGACAGGCAGTAGACGCGCTTGATCTCCTTCATCGCGGCCATGCAAGCCTTAGTGCGCTTTGCCTCTGGACTCTTGATCCGGTGGCTCTCGTCGCACACCATTGTCTGGAACTTCTGGAACAGGGTCGGGCTGATGTACTGCACCACGTCGTAGTTGACAACAACAACGTCGCACAGGTTGATGTCTTGCGCCTCTTTCCGGCCGTTCACAACGGCCACCTTGAGGTCGGGGTTGACGGCGCTGAAGGCGCGCTCCCATACCGTCTTGGCGATGGCCGGGCACACGATTAAAGCTGGCAGGTGCTCGGCTGCAGCCGCCGCCGTAGGCAGCGTCTTGCCAACCCTCGGCTGGTCTGCAAGTATTGCCCGCTTGGTCTTTAATAAAAAGTCTTTAGCGACCTGTTGGTGTGGATAGAGCTGCATACGTTCCTTCGTTTTGATCGTTTGATTTGCATGTAGTGTATCAGAGTTTAAAAATGTTTTAAAGTGTGTTACACTAAACGCACTCATCCGGCTTGGATGGGCATAGCGATCAAAACGATCAAAACGAAAGAACGACATGACAACACGAGTAGTAACCGACAAGGTCCGCTTTAGCTTCTGCAACGTATGCAGCCCACGCCGCAATGAGTTCAACGGCAAGGACGAGTTCTCAACACAAATTCTGGTGGCCAAGTCAGACACCACGACCCTGGCCGAGATCAAGGCTGCGGCCAAGGCTGCGTTGGCAACAAAGTGGGGTGACAAGGTGCCAGCTAAGGTGCGTAACCCTCTCCGCGATGGTGACACCGAGACCAAGGGTGATGGCAGCGCTTTAGGTCCAGAGTACAAGGACCACTTCTTCATGACCGTTAAGTCGAGTAAGCGACCAGGCATCATTGACGCCAACGGCGTTGAGCTGCTAGGGTCTGACGACGTGGCATCTGGCGACTGGGGCCGCGTGTCACTAAACGCCTACGCCTACGACGCGGCTGGCAACAAGGGTGTGAGCTTCGGCCTAAACAACGTGCAGCTCATGAACAAGGGTGAGTCGCTGGGTGGTGGCCGACCAAGTGCCGCAGCCGACTTCGGTGTGGCCACATCAACAGCAGCAGCACCCGTCGCTGAAACGGTAGCCGATGACGACAACTGGTAAACGGTTGGTGGGCGTCTATCTCGACCCAGGTAAACTGGCAGAGGTAGACGCCTTGGCGTCTAGGTTTAGATGGTCACGCTCTGGACTGCTTCGGCACGCTCTGGACCTGGCCCTGCTGGACTCTTTGCAGCCATCAGCTCTGCCAATGCCATCTCCAATGCCTCTACAGACTCATACAGCGGACGTGCGCGACCCTTCAGCCAGCGACTAGCCTGGCTCTGGTGTATGCCTGCATGCGCGCAGATGGCGGTCATTGTTATGCCGAGCGGCTTGGCTTGATCTTTAATGCGCTGTATAGGGTTCATGCATGAATTTTACATTACCCGCAATAACTGGTTGACGGCTGGTAAAAAAGAGTCCATGATTCGTTATACGCACTTTGCGTACATGAAGGAAAACAGAATGAACACAGAGCAATACATCAAAGCCCTCAACGCCCATGACTGGTCGTTTGAGTGGTCCGACGACGACACGGTGTGGAAGCGTGGTCGTCAGCAGCGGGCCGACCTCAACGCCGTGCGCCCATTACTGGATGCGGATTACGCGATCTGGAACGCTCATTGCGAGCACCACTACGTAGTGGTGGCGTCATGAGAAACAAGTTCGCACGAACCATGGACCAGGCGTTTCCTGGCCACGGCAACTACGCCTACGCCATCAGCAAAACACGCCCCAGACTTATGCGCCGCATGGCCAAACTTCTTGGGTACGCGGCCATTGTTGCCGCCGGCCTGGCTCTCATGCTGTCGTATTTTGACATACTCGTAAAGTAATCCATGTCTAAATTATTAGAATCTTCTGAGTTCCTCTACACCCACCTGCAGAACATTACCGCAGGGGCAGCGGCGCTGGAGCGGGCGGCGGTTCATATCACCGACCACAACGTGCGGATGCGCACCTTCATGCTGCGCATTGTTGACCCAGAGGACTTGGGCCACGCGGTGACTGATGAAGTCCGTAGACTGGCCGGCGCGTTGCTGACAATGGACAGTGGCAATGGGCGCTCGTAAGAGAATCTTGGCGCTGTGTGATGGCACCAGGTCATCCACAGTCTTGGCCGCCCAGGCGTTTTGTGACCGGTCTTATGTGTGCCGCATCCTACTAGCCGGGCAGAGGTCTGGCAGCGTATACATCAGCGGCTGGGAAAAGACGCCAACTCGCAACCGTGCGCTGTACATGTTTGGCGCTGGTGAGAATGTGGCCGAGCCTCGGTCGTCCAGCACCATGCGTGTGCGGGCCATGCTGGAGCGCATGTCCGCAGACGACAGGGACCGCTGGCGCAATAGGACCAACACCCGCCGGCGTAAGGTCAAACAGGACCCGCTGGGTCGGGTGTTTTTTGGGGGGTGAGAGATGACTAGAAATTATTGCTGGTTATACCCAAATTCGTAAGGATAACCCTCTGAAGAAAGCGTTTTTGCTTTTACCTTCTTTTTAATAATTTCATAATCGCCGTCCAGAGTGCGCTCACCATGTTGGTTTGCGTATGTCTTGCTTGTTGTAACCCAATCGCCGCTGTTGATGTCTTTTACACCCTTGGGCACTGCTCGGTAAACTTCAATCTCAGCATCTGGCTTTCCTCTTGTTTTCAAGGCGGCAATGCGCCACTCAGAATCAACCAACCTATCACCTAAGCCATACAACCGTTTGCCTTCTTGCGAATACACATCAGCAGGCATAATTTTAGTTAGGTCATCAAGTGTTGCCCCATAAACTTCAGCGTTGGGAGCGGAATGTGAGCCTTTGTAATCTGTATCCAACAACCCACCTTCAGCGCCACTTATTTCTTTCTGTCTAGCTGGTGAAACAAGGTTGACAGAAGAATCTTCATCAATAGCTTTTAGTACATCGTCAGAACTTATAGCCTCAAACCCTTTACCTTCAAGTAGCCCACCTCTGGGAATTGAAACCTCATTTCGCTCAAGAATACTGAGCAAGCCTTCATTGCCGGGGAACACGACAAAGTTACTGGTGTTGGCTTGTTGTCCACCACGGCTTTGAGCGTCTTTGTACCGTATGCCGGTTATTCCTGATTGGCGCATAGACTCTGCACCCGCTGGCAGCTTTGCATTCATGCGAGCAACTAAGTCGCCGCCCAAGTCGTCCATGTTTAAGCCGTACTGCTTTGCTAGTGCTTGCACCTCTGGTGTTTGCTTGCCTAGTTCTGCGTCAAAGTCTAGCATCTTGGCCATCTGGCCGTCTGGAAGGTCTACTTTGTAAAAAGAGCCGGAGTTTGTAAGTGGTAATTTATAAGCTCCAGAATCAAGCATCTTTAGCGTTTCTTCTAGCAATGCCTTTTGTGCGTGGTCTGGGTTTGATTCCAATACGAAGCGCACATCGTCCGCAGCATATTTTGCGTCGCCTGCTAAGTTTGCTAACCGCTGCGCGTTAGCGTGAGGGTTTAGCCTCCCCTGATTCGCCATATCCCTGTTTGCCAAATTCGTTGCATATCCTTTTGCAACATCTGGCGACTCAGCAAGGTAGTGCCCATACCCGTAAGCCTGAGCGCCCTCACCAGAGCCAATAGCTTTTGATGCAAACTGGTCGAACTTAAATGGACTGCCGTGGTACACGTCCATTGGCGACATAGAGCCGCGCACCATATCCATCAACGACTGGGCATTGGTGCCGCCCTTCTCCAACGCGCGGATAACTGCAGGCTCTATTGCGCGCTCTGCGGCCATGCCGGCGCGCTCAATCTGAGCGTTGCGTGCGACTGGGTTTGCAGACAGTGCGGCCAGCGGCATAAGCTCAGGCATCACCGGCGGTATCTTGGCGTCCTCCATCAGGCTGCCAATCAACGACCCAATATCCTGCGCAGCGGCTGTGCGGGGCTGGTATGTGCCAGCGTCCATCATCTGCTTGGAGTACTTGTCAAACGCGTCTGTGTTCTGGCCATACTCGCCAGACTCCATCTGCTTGTAGATGCCATACGGAACGCTGCCGACCATGGATGCCAAGTTGGTGACACCAGACAGGCCAAGCTCTCCAGCTCCAAGCAAATACTCAAGTGGGTTGCGTGCGTTAAATACTGGCATTTACTTCTTAACCTGCTTTACGGTCTTGGCTGCAGCCTTAAATGTCTTGGCGGTTGGTGCACCAGCGGTGCCAGGCTTGCGCATGGTCTCCTTGCTACCGGCTGCGATGCGTTTTTGTTTTGCTTGGATGTTGGCGTAAAGCCCCTTGCTTGGCATAGTCGTCTCCTTTGGTTAATTTTATTGGCCTTGTGACATATTGGCGCCAGACACGCCGGATAATGTCGCCCCCATTCCAAGGCCAGCGCCAGGCAGTAACCCCGTAATGCGCTGGAAGGATGCCTGCAGCTTCGCCAAACCGCTCTCGTCAACAAACGCTTTACGCACCACATCTGGGTTTTCAGACACCATTATCTGGGCAATGCGGTTGCGCTGCTGCGGTGATAAGTTGGCAGGAGCCAAACGATCCACAAGTTTTCTGGCCACATTCAAGCCTGCAAACACGTTTCCAGCCAACGCGTTTGCGCCCTCCTCAAGTGAAATACTTTGGCCAATGCGCTGCGCTGCCATCTGCGTAGGAGCAGTGCCAGAGCCGCCAAGCACTTGGCCAGCAGCTTGTGCAGACTGTGTCGCCCGGCCCAAGTCGCCAAGCACCCTATCCAGCTCATCGCCGGGAAAGATGTGGCGCAGAATTTGACCCTCTTTCGTCTCTGGATCAGCCAGCTTGCGCAGCATGGTGGTGCGGTTTCCACCAGCCATGCGCCCGCGAATAGAGTCCATTGCCCCCATGCGGTAGTAGCGCACGGCGTTCATGTCGTTAGACTGCATTAGCTTGCTAAAGTCAATGTCAACCTGGTCGGCGTTTTGAGAGAAAACGTCCTTGCCATCATTGAACATATCTTTGGCATTGCGGCGGACCGCCGCATCTGCACGCGCCGCGTTAAGAGCTGGCGATGCAACGTTGATTTCTTCTCGCAACACCTCTTGCGCGCTTTGGTACCCTCTACCAGCGCCAGAGCCTCTTTTAGCAAAGGCCATGTCGCTTAGGCTTTGTCGTATTACCTCGGCGTCTCGTAAAGTTGGTGCGCGGTCAAACAACACTTCACCCTGCTTATTGATCGTGAAAAACGGAGTGTTGCCAGTCTGTGCAGTGTAAGCCTCCTCCAGATCGTCAGCGGCTTTGCCCCTTGTGCGCTTAAATGCAGCAGACATGGCGTTAAGCAATGGCTCGGTAATAACCGCGCCTTGGCCGTATGCACTCTCGTACATGGCGTTCTCTAGCTTTGCAAGCTCATCATCCGTGGCGGTCACTGTTTTTCGCACGTTACCGTCCATGCTTGGTGCCAAGTACTTGTTTAGCGTTTGCATAGCGTCTTCACGCAACTCACCTGGGCGTCGAGTCAAAGCCTCGCGCAGCGTAGCCCCAGCAGGACCGCCGCCGCGTGTGTACGCCCTGACGGTATCACGGATGGTGGCGTTCTCCGCTAATATCTCTCCAGCCTCAATCTTTTTAATGATCTCGTCAACGCTCAATTCACTGTCACGCATGACGCGTTGCAATTCTTTTTCTACGATGCTGGCTCCACGCCCACCAAGCCGGCGCCGTGCGAAGTTGGTGAGCGCGTTGAAAGTAGACTCTGCGCCCTTACCGATCAACACACCAGCTGGTCCGGCTGTAGCGCCAATCAGCGCGCCACTTGGCACTGCTGTCAGACGCTCCAAAGGCGTGCCGTCTCTTAATCCAGCGGCCATTGTGCCGCCCTCAATTGCTCCCACAGGAGCGGCTGTCCCAATGAGCCTCAGTAACGTCGGCGACTTTCCAGCCAGCGTGCGCAACAAGCCGGCACCAGTCATCATCCCGCCAGCAACCTCTTGCATTAAAGCGGCCCCTGGCTGCTCCGTCTTGTAGGCGTTTATCTCTTGGCGTATTTCCTTGACAACGTCGTCGTACTTTGTGCCAGGAAATATTGACCTAAAGGACGCCTCCGCCTCGTCGGACCAGCCAAGTGATGCCCCTTGGGCCATCATACGCATGCGCTGCGACTCTGCTGGCTGCTTCGGCTGTGCGGCTGGGTCTAGTGTTGGGGCTGTCGCCAACGGTGTTGGCGTAGCCGGACCGGCTGTGGCCATGCTGCCTTTAAGGGCCTGCAAAGACTCTATTGACAGTTTGGAAAGGTCGCCGTTTTTTAAAGCCAGCAGCTCTTCGGTAGACAGCTTTGATAAATCCATTATTGGGCACTCCGCTTGCGTAATTCTGCATCAATTGCGCTACCCATGTCTCCGCCAACAGAGTAGAACGGCACAAAATCCTTCATCCCTCGCATCGCAGAAAACGATTTCAGCAGGTTGCCATGAGTAGAGATTTTGACTTGGGCTATTTTCTCCATCGCGTTCATCGCTATTCGTATTTCTGGTGCCGACATGTTTTGGTCGCCAAGCGCGGCTTTGCGCAAAATAACGCGCTCGCTATCTGTCAGTGGCCCTTGGCCCTTCATCTGCGACGCTGCGTTTAGCTCCTCTTGAGCCATCCCCTGCACGACGGACCGTGTTTTAGCCAAAATATCCACATCATCCTTGCCGCTTACGCCAAGCACTTGGCCCATGCGCAGCATGGTGGTTCGCATATCTGCGGCTGGGCCAAGGATAGCGCTGTCTATGTTGGCGCGGATGTTTTGGATATTACCCAATGTCCCCTTGGCGGCCGTCGCCTGGTCTGTAGCCATTCTCATGGCGTTTTGCACATCACCGCCAACAGCGCTAGCCAAGGCTTTGTCGGCTGTGCCTTGTACGGTGTTTGTAATGGTTGTAACGGGGGCGCCAGATTTTTTGAGGGCCATGTAATTTTCCGGCGTTGGGGCCATACCCAATGCGGCTAGGGTCCGGATGATTTCAGGGTCTTGCCGCATTGACATGTCAAGCATTACTTTGCTTGCGTCTGCCCTTGGCATGCCGCTCAACAGCATCGCTTGCTGCGGCGTAATCATCGACTGGCCGCCTGGCATAGTGGAGCCTGTCGGCGCGCCACCCGCCATGGGTGTTGATGCCTGCGGCGTTGCACCAAGCGTGATGTCCGCAGGCGATGGCGTCACAGCCTGCTGCTGACCGCCGCCCATGAAACCTTGCAAGTAGTTGTCGAACGATTTTTTTTGTTTCTTCTCGCTACGATACTCCTCGATCTTCTGCTTGGTCAGCATGCCCTGCACAGCGTTTTGGCCAGCCTTGCCGTAAGCCTCTTGGCCAGACAAAAACGCACCGCCCAAGGCTTGGCCAAGGCTGGTGGGTGTGGTGGACGGGCCACCGGCCTGCAGCAGCTTGGCGGCCATGGTCATCATGGTCTGCTGTTGCATGCGCTGCTTTTGCTCTTCGGTCAGTAGGTCGC